GGATAATCTCACAGATGCGGTACACGCTTTCCATGAATTTATCTCTGTAGAGTGTCTTGTTGATGTAAACACTACTGTCATTCAGATAAGCATTCACGATTTCTTCGATAACATTGGTTGTGATGTCGGTGGGATTTCGCTTTCCTGTGATGTAGCAGGCAAGCGTGTTTTGTGGAATTTTGGTCAATGCAGAAAGTTCACGATAACTAAGTCCGGATTTCTTCCAAGCATCACGAACTCTCTCGGAATTTATCTTCTGCAATTACTTCCCCTTTCCGGCAAGCTCTGCATCGCTGATAGCATGGTCTGCCTCATAAATAATGTTGTACAGCAGATTCATCGGACTGATGCCGTAAATGTTTGTTGTGATAGACACGATTTTTGCGTGTGCATCTTTCAGCGAATCAACCGTATGATTCACAGTGGATTCAATCCTGCCAATATCATTTGTAGAATTGAATACCACAACTTTTAAGTATCTTGAACGATAGTTTTTGTTTTCCATTTTATATCTCCTTTTTTTATTTTTTCATATACTGCTCATACCTCGCATATACGCACAGACTGCAACTGTTTAACCAGTGTTATCCTGCTGATGTGAGCCGTACTTACATCTTGCATTTACATACAAGCTGTAACAGCAAAGATATACATATTTACAAGATGCCTGCACGGATTTTATGTGCAGGATTTCAAACTGCGTCTTACAGTTTACCTCACCGAGGGTGTCTGCTACTCTCCGGAAAGAGAATTACGCATACTGGTCTCGATTTAAGGACGCTAAGTCGCCCTGATTTCAAAGTATCAATAAAAGCATCAATACATTAGTCATCTGAACAGGAGTTGCACCTGTTAAATTGCTACCAATCAGACGATAAGTAATCCGGAATCACAGCACCGTGGAACTGCTGTCCGAATTACAATAACCCAACACAAAAACGCAAAATCACGGAAATACTCACATTCTGCCACGGTGATTCAATCGTGTGTAAAAAGATTGAAGCCAACAACAGGAATCGAACCTGTATCTCTCTGTAATGCTCTGCCATTGAGCTATGTCGGCATCTCAGAACGTCCAAGCATCTGCCTGAACGTCCTGTGTGATTGCTTGTGTTATTCTCTGTGCTTATGCACCACGTCTGCCCCAACCAGAGCCGGACTGTCCGTTGCTGTTGCCATTACCCCAGCCGGAAGCATTCTGTCTCTGCTGTGCAGGCTGTGCTGCCTGAGCAGGTCTTGAACCCCATGTGCCACCAGAAGCAGCAGGTCTCTGCTGTGCGGACTGTGCTGGAGCTGCCGTCTGTGCAGACTGCTGTCTCGGCTGACTGCCAGCGGTTCTGTAGTTGGTCGGCTCACTTGCCTGCTGGTCAGGGTCGTCACCTGTAGAGATTTTGTACATCTTCATCAGAGCATACTTATCGCCGTATGTCATTGCCTTGCCAGAACCCTTGTCCTGTGCATCAATTCCCTCAGAGAACACTGTTGTTTCAATGAAGTCTGTCGGCTCGTCTACATTGACAAAACGATACACAGTCTTCACTCTCGTCATGAAAGTGGACTTCTTTGTCACCTTGCCCTGATATTCATTCTCAGATTCCAGAATGTGACTTTCCAGAATCTCACGGCTTACCGGATAGCTGTACACACCGTACTCAACTTCCAACGGCTTTACCGCATCAATAATGTCACGCTCGGAAACTGCTCTGTAGCTGTTTCTGCCACCAGTGCTGACAGTCAGATTCTTTGCCACGACTGCAAGAGCATTCTCTACAGCCAGAAGTCTCTGAAAAATATTCATCGGCTTAGTGGTCTTTGTCTGCTTTCTCGCAGGCTTCTTTTCCTCTGGAGCAGATGCGGTTTCCTTTTTCGCTTCTTCCATTGTAACTACCTTGTTTTCGTCTTCGCATTTCGCTTCAAAATTTCCGTTCATAGTGAATACTCCTTTTTTATTTTTTTGATTTTGTGCTTTGTAGATTAACTACCTTACATTAACTATTATAGCACAGTAGTGTACAAATGTCAAGCATATATATCAATTTACTCTGTAAACTATTCGTTATTAAATAAAATAAATAAACAATGCCTGTATGCAGATTGCAACGCCCTCATCAGCATTACGGCTCATTCGACTTACACTATCCTCACATCTTACGCCTGTACGCAGATTGCAACCTTAGAGCGTTGACCCTCAAAACTACACCCTAAAACTCACATCTTACGCCTGTACGCAGATTGCAACAGCAAAGATGCACAAAACTATAAGATGCCTGCACGGATTTTATGTGCAGGATTTCAAACTGTTCATACACAGTTTACCTTACCGAGAGTATCTACCACTTTCCGAGGAAAGAATTACGCATACTGTCTCGATTCAAGGACAATGAGTTGCCCTGATTTAGTGCGAACGTCCCAGTTATTCTGTGGGAGCTTCCGGTTCGCACTGCATTTTTAATGTTTCTTCGATAATAACATCTATATGTTTCGTGCCAATATTCTGGCTCGCATTGTAATCAGCATTTTCTTCATAGCCACATTTCTGGCAGCAGAATCTCGCCTGTACAGGTCTGTTGTCAGTGTGAATGTAACCACATTTATTGCAACGCTGACTGGTAAACTTCGGGTTGATGTAAACTACCTTGATACCAGCTTCTTTTGCCTTGCTTTCGATTTTTGTCTGCAAGTCGAAGTACGACCATTCTTTCAGGAAATGCTCTGCATTGCTTGTGATACCTGTCAGCTTTTCCATTTGAATCGTACCGCAGCCATTTTTGATTGCATAATCAATTAAGGCTCTACTGTACTTGTGGTTCGTGGTATCACGGAATCTGGCAATCTTATCAGCAATCTTGGTAGCTGGTTCTGTACGCTTCTTTCTGCCGTGTCCGATACGTCCGTCACCGCAATAGCGTGACTGATTCAAGAGAGAACTCCTTCTTGCTTCTACACGGCTTCGGAAAGTTTCAATTTCACCGCCCTTGATGCTGAATCTGGCATAATCACCATTGACAGATGCCATGATAGGATAAACGACACCAAGGTCAACGCCCATGATTTTCTCAGGGTCAAGTGTAGAAATGACATGGTTGTCAAAGGAATAGCAAAGGTTCAGTTTCCACAGCTTTTTCTTCTTGTCATACATCAGCTTGCTTGCACTGACTTTGTATTCATCGTTCATCAACCGTTCCAGAATTGTCCGGACAGACTTATCTCTTACCTGCATACGGAAACGCAGGTCATCTTTGATGCCGTATTTTTCTTTTCCAGCACGATTCAGCATTTTCAGTGCAACAAAAAAGTTGCCGTTTTCATAGGAAAGCTTAATTGCTTTGTTGTGAATATCCAAAGGCTGATTTGCCTTAAAAGAGAGTACAGACCGTTCCCCTTTCAGCATTTCCTTTTTGTAATTGCTGAATGCAGTACAGGTGTCTCTGGAAGATGTGGAGAGATTGGAAGAATACAGGTCGTTTCCGTTTTTGATACGGTCGTAAACGAATCCGCTTAACGTATATCCAAGAGTATCTTTCTCCTTCGGATATTCTTCTGACTTTTTGTAGTAGTCGCTGGAGAAGTTCAGCCACTCCCAGCAGAGCTGTACGCATTTGTTCTTGATGTCTCGTGTCTGCCTCTGCAAGTTCCACAGCAATTCGCTGATTTTCTTAAAATCAATCTTATTGCCGTCCTTGTCGATTTGCTCGCTAATCAGATAGACCTTTGTTACTTTGGTCATAAATATCACCTTTTATCCAGAATATCGTATATTTGATTTTTCGATTTTTTATATTTCTTTGAGATTGCTTCAAGAGCAATGATTGCAACCACCGTGTCTGCAATCAAAAGAGTTGCCAATAAGAATACCGCTGGCAGAATAAATGGATTCTCTCTGGAGCGAACTAAGACCATGATGTCAGATACAGCAAATAAGCAGAATGCGATTGTCAGAATCAATCCGGTGAATATACCACAGCGAATGTACTTGCCCTGTTTGCGTTTGGCACTGCGACCGATTCTCTTGTAAATGCTCTTATCTTCCATCGTGTTAGAATACCAGCTTAACAGATAGAGTTCTGGTTCAGATAGTGTGAAATCAATTTTCCGAAAGTCATAGCTTTCAATATTTCTGCCGAAGCAAAAGTTGATAAATGCAGTAATAACATCCAGATTCATCTCTGTCATGTCGAAATAGTT